TCAATGTAGCTGCAACCAGCAGGATTTGAAACGAACGTCTGCATACCTACGACCATGTAGAAGATTTCGGCCGTAGCTACGCCACCTGAAGCACCACGGATTTCAAAGATATTACGTCCATCCGTAGTGTAGAACCCGATTGGAAGAATCTCACCACGACCCCAGACAGAATCGGTAACGAAGTCGATTCGTGTCTTATCCCAGTTATAACTGCATTTGATTGGCGCACCAGCCAACTGCATGTTATCACCGAAATACATGTTCAAGCCTTCTTCGGTAGGCTTCTTGTTGATAATGCTTACGAGTTGACCAATCTCCTCGTAAGATGCCTTTTGACATGGATGCATCCATGCAGTAGGTGAGAAGTCATTATCAATACCAAGACGATTGCCAATCTTGTTTAGTGCCAAGCGTGGCAAAGGCAGCGTGAGAGCGGCACCAAGTCCATTGACTCGATTTGCTCGAATCTCAGGAGTGGTGCTCCTGCTGAATCCAAGCCATGTGCCAGTGCTAGCATTTGAATGGTGGTAGGGAACACCATACAACGCAGGAAGAGAGGTAGGAGTGGAAATACCAGCTACGACGATCTTATCCGTAGCCAATCCACCAGGAATAGAAGGAGTGAGCTGAATCACCTTGTTCTCAACGTCCAAGAATGTAATCAGCGCGCTACCTTTGTTTGTTACAAGAGTAGCATCAAAGACTTGAACAGTTTGTCCAAATCTCATCAGCCTTGCACCGAATCCATCAGTAGTTAGCGTGACGGTATCAGATCCAGCAGGAGTACCTACCGTGTATACCGTAGCAGTACCGATGACACCATCACCAGCTTGCATCATCTGGCTATCAAGCTGACGACGAAGCTCGTCTAGTGCTGTAGCAGTCAACCGACGTACGCCATTGACGATTGATTTGCGATCATCGTCAGTAGCCCACTGTGCCAGCTTGGTGTATTCGATATTCTCGCTAACGAATACGCAGGTAAGCACAGCTTTATCAAACGTCGGACCACCACCGCGGCCCATATCACCACCATCCGGATTGAAGTATTGAAAACTTCCACCAGGACGCAGTTCAAGAGGAACACGCATCTGACGATTGGAAATCTTCTCTACGTCACGCTTCTTGATGTTTGAGTAGAATTTATCATCCCTCTCAAACAGTGTACGGATCTTTGGAATAACTCTTTCGAGTTCCAAAGCCGTAACTTGAGATTCAACAAATGCCATAATTTCTCTCCCTGCTAGTCATCTGAACTAAGGAAATCTAGAGTTGTCATTCCTCGTGGTATTTTGCTTGCACCATTACTATTGGCTCTTCCGCTAGCAGGGGTCGCGGATGACCTGATTTTGCCAACAGGTATTGGTCCCTTCTTATCTCTTTCATCAGTACCAGCCTTACGGCTTCTTAATGCTTCCTGTCTTGATTTCTTAACAAGACCAGGTAAAAGAGTCTTTGCCTTGGACAAATAGGCAGATTTGATCTTGTCCATCGACTCTTTATCGAAATCATTCTCTGCCGCTCTTTCCCAGAGCTTATCATAAATACCTCTAAATCTATTATCTTTCAGAATCTGACTTTCGAGTCCTTCAAGAACCTCACGAATTGCATGGTTCTTGACGTAATCAGTCATTGAATCATTTGGATCAATAGCTTTATCTACACTAGATTTCAAAATATTATCAACTCTAGAGCTAAGATCATCCTTAGCTATTGTATATTGCTTCTCTACAAACTTTCTTTCTTTACTAGATAATTCTTCCTCTTTTTGTTTAGTCTCATCTGTAATATCTTCTTTTGAGAGTTTCTGGGGGTGAATGAATTTGTCTGTACCAAAGATGTATTTGTTAAGAATAGACGCAGCCGTTCCCAGATCCTCATCGCTCTGCTCTTTCCCATCCCGAACCATTGATATGATCGTGTGCTTAATGATATTCCCGATGGTATGAAAGTATGAATGTTGATCTACTTTATAAAGAGTTGGAAGATAATTATCTACAACCTTAGCAAATGCCTCTTTATCATTATCTCTGACGGACGAAAGGAGAGATTCAGTCGAACCAGACATAATCTCTTGTTCATATTTATCAAGAGTCTCTGATTTCTCAACAGCCGTTTTCGCATCTTCAATCGTTGGTAATATCTCAGCGTACTTCTGTTCACGATAAAATGATCGTTCAAGTTGAGGAAAGTCCTTGAATAGAGCAGGATACTTAGTAAGAATTTCTTTCCTACTTGGAATATTTATTAGGGATTCTGCATCTTCATCTTCGTCAATGTCAAATTCTTCATCTTCTGATTCTTTATCTCCCTCAGAATCAGCCTTATCATCTCCCTTGTCGCCTTTTCCTCTTCCGTCAGTCTTTTCCTTCTTATCTTTATCGCCTTTCTTACTATCGCCTTCCAATTCAATAACTTCTTGTTCTTTTTCATCTTCGCCAAGAATCTCAATAACAGATTCTTTATCTAAAGCTTTATCTTCTACAGTAGTACCAGTTGAATCAGGACTCAGTGTTGACATTTGCATTCTCCGTTAATGGTTGATTGGAGCCTCCAGGTTCTGCCATCTTAGCTGTCTCGACTTGAGCAGCCATTTGCATTTGCATCTCTTCCAATGCTTTCTGTTTAGAGGCATCAAGATGAGCTTTCATATGCAGCAATACGTTCTTGTAACCTGCTGGATTCTCAGTCTTTTCTAGTCGTCCAGCAGGAGAGACAAGGTGGCTTCTGCAAATTTCAGCTTCTAAATCGTGCTTGTCTATATCGTAGTCAATTTCAACAGATGGTAACTCGATAGGCTGCGGCTCTTGACCACTTTGCATAGCCATTACTATATCTTCATCGCTTGGAGGCTGTACGATTGGTTCAGAATTAACTAGAATCATGATTTCTTCTAGTTGCTTATCTACATCATTCTGACCAGGAATAACAAAGTCACCAAGTCCAATAGCTTCTGCAAGATTCTTCAGATTTTCAGGTGCAGTAAGACCTTCTATAATTAATGGATTTTGAATCTCAAGCAATTTCATATAAACGTCTTTACGCTGTGACCAGGTAATTGGTAGATTCTCATTCGACTCTAGTTCGATTCTACCAATTTTACCTTCTAGCTCAGCGATTCTAACAAAGACGTTTATGAAGTTGCCTCTCTCATCTACTTCAACTGATCTTTCATCTTCCTTCATTTCTTTGATATACATAGGAATGGCTTTTCCGTAGATATTCTTCCACCAGAACGTAACCATTCGCCATGTATTCTGAAGCCTCTGCAATGCCTGTGCTCTAGACATTGAATATTCAGAAGCTGTCTTTGAACCTTCTATCTGTCCACCGAATAAGGATGGCAATGCGCCAGATGCCATTTGGCCTAGCTGCTGTACTTGTTGAAAGAACGGCAAGACTTCTGAACTCAATGTGGCTGTTTTAGTCTCAAAGAATCCATCACCCAAAGACTTGCCGCTCTTAGCCGTTGCTGGATAAACGCCACCAGGTATTACCTCTGTCTGACGATACTGTTCAAAGTTTAATGTTGATGGATCAGCAAATGTCTGGCTGATACCATGTTCAATCGTCTGAAGAACCAATGATATAATATCCGAAGTGATCTCTTGTACATTCACAAGAAGAGAACCCATTGGCCGTTTATGAATGTAATCAGCCATTGGATCTTGCATGATTGTCCAGCAATCATCAAGGCTTTCGTTCTCGTCATCAGCGTACAAGTCGTTAATCAGTACGATCTTGGCTCCGTCAGGGTATTTCTTCTTAAGCAGAGCGGCATCTTCCTCAGGGAGTATTTCAAATGCTGATGGACGCAGCCAGCAATTACGAACAGTAACGTTGTTAATCGGATATTCACCTCTGTATTGCGGACTAAGCCTTGCCCACTGTTCATATGGTTCGTACAATCCTCCAGCTACGATGCCGCTCTTACCACTAGCACTGAAATCTTTCCTTAAGTCAGGATACCTTGCTAATACGTTGGAATAATGAGTCTCATATGAGAATATCAAATACGGAATATCTTCTTGCCGTCTCGCGTAGGATGGAACCTTAACGTATGTTCCACCATAACACTCTAAGCAAATCCGAGACTTGGGCTTGTTGGTAGTTCCAACCAATCTCGAAACAGTAAACTGTGACTTCTGTAAATTAGGATCTAGAAGAGATGCACACTGAGGACACATCTTCTTTCCCTGATTTACAATCACATCATGCAAAAGAGCTGATTCCTCACTTGGCATGTATTCATCTTCTAGCCTATCGAGAAACATCTCATCAACTAACTGAGCGTTGCAGTATGGGCAAACATATGCTTCTTCAGTTTGATCCTCATACTGATCTTCCTTAAAAGTTCCGTACTTCTCATCTTCTTTTGGATAGCTGTAACAAGCTACCATTCCTTCTGTTACAACAATGTACAGTGCATGAAGGAATAACAGTGGAGCGTCATTATGTCTAAAGATAAGAAGCCCAATCTTATCTCCAGCTTTAGCTGTCATCAAATCAAGAGGATTTTCAGCGTCGTCAGGGTAACACTTAATTCCTGGAACTGTGACTGAAAGAGCAGCAATTATACTTTCAAGATATGCTCTGAATACGTTGATAGGTTTGTCGTAGAATTCTTGGTCCGTATCACTGTTAACTACGTTCTCATCCCAAATTCTCCAATCATGAGCAACTTCAGAATACCAGATTCTTGTGAATCCTTCCCAAAGCAATTTGAGCCTACGCCAGTCACGTAGTTGTCTTTCTCTGACAGCTCTATCTTCCTGATCGAAGTGATCAGCTACTTGCTTCAGGAGATCTTGGATTCTCTTATCTGTTTTCATCAGCTTATTTCGTCATCTGTAGTCACCGATTTGTCATCAGCTTCTGTCGTCATCAACATGGGCTACCTTGTAAGTGGAATATCTGATATGCCAAATGCACGCATTACAGCAAAGATACATGCAATAGCAGCGATAGCGTAGATTACCAGCTTAAATGGTTCAGCCATTGGAATGTAAGTAGTTATTAAATACACTACAAAACCAACCGCAGCTAGAATTAGAATTAGTGTAAGCATTTGTTCCTCTTACTTCTTACCGAATTTACTAGGCTCAATACTCTTCTGCTTCTTGCCGTTCTCCATCTCAGGTTTCTTAGCAGACTTCTTCATGGAGCTTGGGCTATAAATCTTCTTCATCACACCGTCAGATGGAGCTAGCATTCTCGTTCTCCTTTTCTATTCCAACTTCCTTTTCCAATTCATCAATTTGACGTTGAATCTTTTCTTTATCTTTCATAAGAGAAGCAGTCTTTCTATCTTCAGCCTCTAACATCTGCTTCCTTACGTTCCAAGTCATTATCTTAGGCTGCACATCTTCTGGTCTGATTTGAGTTACTGACTGAACAGTAGGTTTAGTGAATGACAGTATTGAATCTAATAGTTGCTTCTTTTCAATATTAGCTATTGACAGTTGCATCTTGAGAGTTTCACAAGATTGACAAACTTTATGTTCCTGCTCCAGATGTTCACAGTCAACACAATGAGGATTGAACAGGTGATGAAACCAATGACCAAGTTTCATTAGTGTCTCATTCCAGTGTAAGGTCTAACTGTTTCAAATGGTAGAACTCCCCATCTAACTTCTGGAATCTCACCGACTAGTGGACAATGATTACCTATTACATCTACTATCCAAATGCCTGTGTTACCCGATGAGGCTCTGTAAGCAACTATGTCTCTAGCTATTGCTGAGCATTCAGCATTCTTGCACAGATAGCCCCATCGGGTATCTCTAACTTGCAATGTATGAATAGCTAAATCTAAGAAAGCCCAAGCACTCTCACCATATTTCTCCTGGCAGCTATTAGCTAAGAGAGTAGGATTTGTATTAGCTACGCTTCGTACTACAGCTTCACCGTAATCAGGTAATGGAATAACGCCAGTGCTAGGAGGATCAGATGGAGTTGGATTGCTTCCTACATCTGATCCTGTTCTATCTGGATTATTAGTATTCGTATTAGTATTCGTATTCGTCACTGTGATACTCGGTCCTGTTGGACTAGTAGGTGACTGTGGTGTAGTTAAATTAAATGTCTGCTCACACCCTGCCGCTAACGCGGCAATTATAATAATTAGATAAAGTTTCATCAGCTTCTCTTTAAGATAACTAGAGTATTAGCTGTAGCCTTAGCAAATCCACCATTTAATGATGCCTGACCACCAGTTAATGTGACTGCTGTACTCAGGGTGAAAGCAGATGTCCCAGATTGAGTTATCGTGGGTGCCGCTGCATCAGTATACAGAGTCACACTAACTGGTGGTAGTGCATACACTACGTTAGCTATCATCGTAGTGGGTGGACCAATGGGTAGCTGTTCTATTGGCATGATCTACTTCTTTACTGGTGGAACTGAAGCATGTGGCAAAGTTACTACTGGTTTCAGAGACTCTTTGAGCGCTGGTGCTTTCTGCGTTGACATTGCAGCCACATCTTGAAATACGAATGACTGAGCATTGCTAATAACACCATCTCCGTTTTGCACTGCAACGGGAACGGTGGCAGCGGCTAGCCATACACTCATGTCTACGCCAGTAGTCAGCTCACCAGCACTAACGAATGTAGTTGGCTCCTCAAATCCATTGAAGATAATCTTGGATTCGGGAGTGAAGTTGCTACCATGTACGTGAATGTCAAATGATGGGTCACCAATAGTAGCTGAACCTGGAGTGAGTGCAGATACAAGAGGTGCTTTCACAGAGCCGCCGGTGAGAATTCGCGTGATAGCTTTGTACATCTTGTCAGCGAACTGTTCATCAGATGCACCAATAGACAGAACTTCACGAATGTACATCTTCTGTTCTTCGCTAACTGCAAGAACTTCAGATGTTCTGAGCATTGGTGCGAATGGATCTTGATAAAGAGGTCTAACTAATACTGGCATTTCGTTCTCCTGTAGTTACCGATTTATCATCAGCTTATGTCTAGTCTAACTAGGGACAAGGTTTAGATTGTTCCTCACCTACGTTAACTCTTCCAGTAATGGCGACTCCACATGCTACACCTATCAATAGAGCTAGGATTAGTAAGTAGAGTCGCCACATAATAACCTACTTCGGTTCCGGCGTAGCAGGCAGTTCGTTGTCAGGAACGGCAATGAATCCATGACAAGCAAGATACTTCACTACCAGCTTAAGACCAGGATGCAATTGAATCGGAGGATTGATTGTTCCCGGAGGCGTAGGAAGTGTATTATCAATTCCTACTGTAGGATCGAAAGGAAATACTGGAAGAGTTCCAATAGATCCTGGAAGTGAATTATCTGGTCTAGCTGGTGTCCAAGGTAGTGAATTGTCTGGACGACCGGCGAAGCCGGGCATTCCATATCCAGGATCTACTGGACCATCACCACCGTCGAGGAATTGAATCAGTGCAAGTCTTGGCATTTTTTCTCCTTGTTATTGATTTACCATCCGATCCCGTCGCTCCGCGACGATATTGAGCAACGGATGTTAGCTAACCATTCTACGACGGTGAAACAATCTAACTGGTTTTGTCTTTGGTTCTTCTAAATTCTTCATGCCACGATAGTAGGCTGTCCAGTCTTGCGTAGCCGCTAACTTGGCTATGATATCCTCTCGTTTTTTAATAACCTTAAACTCACTCTCAGCTACTCCAGTGTAGCTTTCAGCAGCATCAACTAAGTATCTCAATCCATCTATTGGATCATCACCATCAAATTCAGCAATGTCCTCAACCTTCTTCTTATCGTAGCTGCAAGCCTTGATTGCTTCAATCAGAACTTGACAGGTATCAAATATCTGGAGTCTTGGTAAGTTGTTCTCTAACTCTGGTTCGTCAAATGAACTGAGATAGTCTTTGTAGCTCTTCATGCCTCTATTACGAAGAATCCACATTGCTGTTTCTTCGCTATACTGTTGAACCTTCTGTTTCAGGAAAGCATGTTTAGGTTTGAACCTGAGATATTCATGTATCAGCAATTTGCCAGCAACTCGTGAGCCAGCACTGTTTACCGTCAAATCAACTTGCCTACCTATGGCTGTTGATATTTGTTCCTGAATAGTATGTTCCTGCCCCAAATCCTTACCAGCAGAGCGGCAGAATCTAATAACTCTAGGATTCTCTTTATCAATGAACTCTTTGACGAACGGTGCCCATTCAGCTATCTTAGTCTTAGTCCAGAACATCTCACGGTAAATGTATAATCTTTTCTGTGGACTAACGGCTCCAAAGCCAACCCATGTCATAGCAGCGTAACCCCAGTCACCTACTACTATCTTAGGCCACCAGTCTGGGACTTCAAACTCTGGTACCACATGAATGGCATTACTTGGTTCATCTGGATACTGCCTATCTCTGAACTCATCAAAGACTTGACCAGAATAAGCATTCCAGTCACCAAAGAGTTTAGCTCTCTTCTCTGCTTCTGGAAGAGCTTCTAAACTTTGTCTGTATCCTGGGTCAATGTGTGGGTTATCATGTAATGTAGCATGTATATATATTCTGAGGTTATCACCTCTACCTTTAATTACTTTACCTGGAGGAACTGGGTCAACGAATCGTTTTCTAACCCAAGTGTGACCAATACCACCAGGCATCCCTGCCGCTCTGATTATAGCTGGTAGTGTGGTATCGCTAGTCCTGACACGGGTAAATCCGATGTAAAGATATATGAACTCCGTAATAGAGGTCAACTCATCAGGTGTGAATAGATTGATCTCCATTGAGTCGTATTTATGGACATCGTCCTCGCTTTCACACTGACCCAAGAATACCATCGCGCCAGCGTTAGCGTAGCCGCTGCCTTCTTGGTCGGGAGCAGGGAATGTCCATGCCATATCACTCTTATTAAGAGTGGCACCGAACTTACTGTATATCTGACGTGATCTTGGTATTACTTCGTTTCGTAGCTCGGGAAATGTTCTACGGAGAAATACTTGCTTAAAAGCAGGATTTCTATGCCAACCATGACAAATACCATACAGAAGAAGAACATCGGTTTTTGCACTGCCAGCTCCTCCACCATATAACGCTTCACGTAGCGAGAGAGGTAACGACAAGAAAGTTTCTTGGCGTTGTGTTGGCCTCCACTCGCCAGTATTAAAAGCCATTGCTAGGCTATTGTCACTACCCAGTTATTGCCAGTGATCACTACGGTGAATGTAGCAACACCAGTAAGATCAAACTCTCGTACTGGAACACCTGGTTCGTCTGTGTTAGCGTAGAACTGGATGACTTTACGGTCTGGCTGTACTAACATACCATTGATGTTAGTTAGAGCCGTTGCCGTTGCTTGCCGATCTGGACCAAACTTAGCCGTTACTGTTGCTGTGATTGGCATGTGAATCTCCCAGTCTATTCCGTTACATCAATGATGTCAAAGTTCTCTAGCTTCTGTACCTGTGGTGCGTACACGATGATCTGTGATGTAGTACCACGATTGTTGTTAGCCTGAGATTGGTTAGCAATAATCTTGCTCATGTTACTAGCTATGTCAGCTAGTTCTTTAGGCTTCTGTATCTCAGGGATTCTAGCTTGAAGGTTATCCATTGCAGATAACATGATGTTCATAGCCTTGCTTCTAGCCGAAGCTTCAGCTATCTTATCATCTATGTTATCTATTAATTGGTCAGATGTAGGTGGGAGAGCAGGATGCCTGGTGATTGGAATAGGAGCTGGTAATGAAGGTAATGGAGAGTTACCAGTTACTTTCTTTAATCTATTTAGTAGATTAAGAGGTGACTCAATACGTTCTTTAATATCATCATCTGTTAGAATCATATAGACCCCCTGCCCGTCCGGAAAGCATAGCACATCCTTGCCGCTGTGTCAAGCGAATAAACCATCATAAATGCACCTATAGTCCGGCTTGCCGGGTGAACTTTTCACTTTTTGAACCCTTCAAATTTTCTATTTTTTCTGGTAGGATTTGGTGTTTATGTATTTTATTAGCTAGTATCTTATATTTTAAGCCCGACGCATTAGTCCAATAACCGCACCCCATGTATCAGATTGTATCAGCGGCAGGATTGATACCCCCATCCTATTGATTCTAAAGCACTTAAAAAAATAAGTGATGGCATGTCTTATGCTTGTATATGTTATCACACGTACTGCTATGCATAATCCATGCCGCTCGTAAGTCACTGATAACAAAGGAGATACAAGATACCGTAGACTAATGTACCTTTAGTCAACCTAGTAGGTGACTAGCGGCTGGTTGCTGGTAACTGTTGACAGCAAAGGACTTACGACTAGTCTAAGGACTTGTAGTTATTAGTCTGCCTGAGAGATACCAGAGACCACAATATGTAGTGGTATGACAAACTGGTACACTATGTATTGTGGTCTTTTTTCTGGCATCCGGTATGCTACTACTCTACTTGTATTTTCGTCGCGGCGACCAGCGCGGGTTCTGGTCGGCATGGTGATTGCTACCTATCACTGTAGGAGGTTCGCCTATCGTCTGAGCTACGCTTACGCTCTCACACTACTATCGGGTAAACTGCGTCTAGGTGTCCCTATGCTACCCTAGCGTGTCGCTTACAAACGGCATCGTTGCACAAGCATTAATGTGCTCGCAGCTAGTCCCCTACTTTGCTGGTGACGGTATCACTGCCAGAGTAATGCGGAAGCAATAGTATACGCTCCCAATGTGGGACCGGTCGTAAATACCAGCGTGCTACCTAGCCTGACAAGCTAATGCACGGAATATGCTGAAGGGTTCTAATCTAGCCCGTCCAAGCAATGCACCACAAACCTAGCTTCGCTGACAGGGTAGTCAATAGCTAGGCTACTGGATAAGGACAAACTACTACAGTTTAGCTGTAGGAATGCTGGCGGGAAGCAGACACTAGATTAGAACGGTAGGCTGGCGCTACGTGCCTAAGAACATGTAGCACCTAATTGTGAGTCTAATAAGCTACCCGCTTCGCGGATAATGGAGCAAACCATGATACTAGCGGATAAGGTAGTTTTAAGGCGCCATCTCTCACTCGCAAGAGGCAACGGCATCCATAAGGATGTAAGGGTTGCCACAATCAATCGGCGCATTCGTAAAGAGCGTATGCGTGTTGCTATCGCAAAGGCTCTTTACATTCCCAACATCCGGCTCAAGAAGAGCAGCACCGAATATCTCATTCTCAAGACCGCATAACAATGCGATTGGGTAGCTTGTTAGGCTCACAATTAGGCAGTAAGACAAACTGATTATGTGCTCACTAGGCTAGTTGAGTATTTCAATAGATTCTAGGCTTAGTGGGACGCAGGCTTGGGGATAACAAGCACAGACTAGAATACAACCGCATCTTTGATGCCCGGTTGGTGAATGCTGATAACAAGCTCCTCATGACCATAAGAATAGCCATACAAGCTATTCCGTCCCATTAAGCCTAGAATCAAAAGGATATTCAATGGCTAACTACACTCTGCAAATCTCACAGATGACCGTGAGTGAGTTCAAGGCTTTCAAGAAAGCTTTGGCTCTACTCAAGAAGTCTGGAATGAATCAAGAGGATGCAATCGAATTGCTCGTTCCTCTCGTATTCACCAGCAGACAAGAACGGCAGCAGGAGAGGATGAAAGACAGCTTCGCTCGCTTCAACCGCGAATCTGGCTACCAGCATGGATAGCTACTTGTTTCTCTCCATCTTCATCGTCGGCTTTGCTATGGGATATGTTCTCTCCCATGCAATCAACAGCATGAACAACTAAATCTCAAATACTCAA